ACCTCTAAAAGGCAAGGCGAAGAGGCGGTTTACATCTCATCTAGCGGCAATGATGAAAACACTGGGCTAGGGGTTAACAATCCGGTGCTAACAATGGGGGCGGCTTTTGGAAGGGCGCAATTCTACGGCGTAAGCAGGGTTATTATAAAGGACGGAGAGACAGTGTCTTTTACCGAAGCGGGTGCTACATATAAAAACCTAGACATCACTGTGGAGGCACAGAACTCAGCGACAGTTACATGCCTAATGTCAGGAAGTAACTTAAGCTCACATATACTGCAAGATAGTAAAGTGAGATTTTTAAGGGTTAATATACTAGTGCCAGAGTCTAGCGGTACACCATCGACTGACTTTAGGGGCTTTTTCGTCCCCAACGGTAATGTTAGTATAACAGTAGAAGATGGTTCAATACTTTCAAGCAGTATTAATAATGGGATTTTTTCTACAGGTGCGGGTAAGGCTGCTTTTCTTAGCCTATCCTTAATAAGCTCAAGCTTAACAGCAGATAATATGTCTGTTAACGGCAGCACTGCTGGAAGTGGAGTAAAATACATATACAATATTGACACCTTATCTACTGCAACAGGCACTCAAAACTGGTCTTCGGAGTTTGTAGCTTTGTAATTTTAGAGGTGTTTTATATCAGGTGCTTAGTGTTGTAACAGGTCAATCCTTATATATATACGCCTCACTATAATAGCAACAACTAGTAGATTAAGTATCTTATAGAAGATAGTTAATTACACAACTTACAACGGAGTTCTTAATGATTGATAAATTAAAACTAAAGGACTCGGGAGGTAGGCCGCTTACACAGGGCCTGTTTCTTGAGGTAGGGTACAACTACGATACTGCGGTATACTCCTTAAAAGACGAAGACCACAAGGCTGATAATGGAACTACTTATCCAAGCCTTAAGAAGCTTTACTTAGAGTTGGAAGACCCAACTGAATATGCTTTTGCAACAACATACCTATTAGGGTGGTCACAGTGGAAACGTATACTCAAAAACAAAAATTTGCGAAAACATGTTGACGAATGGCGGGAGGAGCTTGAACTTAAGTTGCGCTCTCAAGCTGTCCAAGATATTATTCAGATGTCTGCTGATGACAAAGGGTTCCAAGCTGCCAAGTGGTTAGCTGACAGAGGTTGGGACAAGAAAGGCGCTGGCCGACCTAAGAAAGATACCTCAGAGCATGATGCTAAGATGGATAAGCGTCTTGATGACGAGTTTACGGCGGATATACTAAGGTTAGAGAGGTAACGTATGGAAGATTGGCTACAGGAAGCTTATAAGAAGCTTGACAAGATGCCTAAGAAAGCTTTAGAGATTAGGGAAAGGGCTATGGTTGACTTAGAGTTCTTTGCCCGCCTAGTTAACCCGGGGTACATGTATGGCTCAGTCCACAAAGAGATATTCAGGTGGATGCAAGAGTATGACTTATATGGCAAGGGTGAAGAGCTTACAAGCAACAAACTTATAATGCTCCCTCGTGCCCATCTTAAGAGTCATATGGTTGCAACTTGGTGTGCTTGGATTATCACACGCCACCCAGAGGTCACTATGCTGTATGTATCAGCCACTGCTGAACTTGCAGAGACACAGCTATATGCCATACAAAACATACTGGGTAGTAGCCTTTATCAAAGGTTCTTCCCAGAGTACATACACCCACAAGAGGGCAAGCGTGACAAATGGGCCTCTAAGAAGATTAACGTAGACCACCCAAAGCGTTCTAAAGAGGGCATCAGGGATGCTACAGTAGCAACAGCGGGTCTAACAACCAACACAACAGGTTGGCACGCTGATATTGTTGTAGCGGACGATTTAGTTGTTCCAGAGAATGCGTACACAGAAGATGGCCGAGAGGCAGTTTCTAAGAAAGCTTCTCAGTTTACATCTATACGTAACTCAGGTGGCTTCACAATGGCTTGTGGTACACGATACCACCCAACCGACATATACCACACTTGGAAGAATCAGGTATTCGACATATACGATAAAGAGGGTATTAAGGTTGACCAAAAACCTGTTTGGGACATTAAGGAGTACGTTGTAGAGATAGACAACCTATTTACTTGGCCACGTACAATTAGGGAAGATGGTAAGGCTTTCGGCTTTGACATGCAAACCTTATCACGTATTAAGGCGGAGTATTCGGACAGGGTTCAGTTCTATGCTCAGTATTACAATGACCCTAATGACCCCGGCTCAGAGCGTATATCAAGAGACAAGTTCCAATACTACAGCCCAAGGATGCTTAAGAAAGAGGGCAGTAGGTGGTTCTATAACGGTAAGAAGCTTAATGTATATGCAGCAGTGGATTTTGCATTCTCCTTATCAAAAGCAGCCGACTTTACAGCAATCGTTGTAATAGGTGTTGACTCAGATGGCAACTACTACGTACTGGATATAGACAGGTTTAAGACTGATAAAACGTTAGAATACTTTAAACACGTACTGGCCTTGCACACTAAATGGCGCTTCAACAAGCTCCGTGCTGAGGTAAGTGTTGCCCAAAAGGTAATCGTAAACAGTATCAAAGAATATGCCAAGAGAGAGGGTCTGAGCTTATCTGTAGACGAATACAGACCAACACGTTCAGAGGGTTCTAAAGAAGAACGTATAGAAGCCGCCCTAGGTCACTTGTACGATAACTTACAAATGTGGCACTTAGAGGGTGGTTGGACAAGCGTTCTCGAAGAAGAGCTTGTATTAGCAAGACCATCTCACGACGATATTAAGGATGCACTAGCATCAGCCGTCACAATAGCAATCGCACCAGCTAACAAAAGTTCGTCTGGTATAAACGATTTCTTTACAAAAACTAGTAATACCCACCCACGCTTTGGTGGGGTTTCATTCTAAAGGATAATTATGTCAACTAAAGTAGCAGAAATTGTAGCGCTAGTAGGCCAAGAAGATGGGGCTGCATGGGTAGCTAACCTGTGGGATAAGTTTAACAGCCAACGTAGACAGTGGATTGAGGAGAAAAAAGAACTCCGAAACTACATCTTTGCAACAGATACTCGCTCAACAAGCAACTCAACACTGCCTTGGAAGAACTCAACAACTCTTCCTAAGCTGTGCCAAATACGAGACAACTTACACTCAAACTACATTACAGCTTTATTTCCTAATGAGGATTGGCTACAGTGGGAATCATTCTCACTAGACTCGGCCAGCAAGGAAAAGGCATCTGTAATAGAGAATTATATGGCCACCAAATGCCGTAGGAGCGGCTACAGGGCACAAGTAAGTAAGATGCTATACGATTACATTGATTATGGTAATGCGTTCGCTGTAGCTTCATTTGAGAGCCGTCACAAGCTATCTCCAATGGGACAAAGGATGGTTGATTATGTCGGGCCAACAGCACAGCGTCTAAGTCCATTAGATATTGTTTTTGACCCAACAGCAGAAAGCTTTGAAAAGAGTTTTAAAATTATTCGTACCATAAAAACTATTGGCGAGCTTATGCTTGCGGCTGAGCAAGACCCTGACCAAGCTTTCTGGGTTGATGCACTAGAAAAGCGCCTAGCACTACAAAGTAAGATGGGTGGGTACTCAATGGAAGATTTTGATAAGGCAATCGGATATTCTGTTGACGGTTTTGGTAACTACCACGAGTACCTGCAATCAAACTATGTTGAGGTGCTTGAGTTTTGGGGGGACTACCATAACCCAGAAACTGGAAGAGTGGAGCAGAATCGCCTCCTAACGGTCGTAGACAGGTCTACACTTGTAAGGAATGTTGAGATACCAACCTACTCAGGAAAAGCTCCTATACGTCATGTGGGGTGGAGATTAAGGGATGATAACTTGTGGGCAATGGGGCCTCTTGACAATCTTGTTGGTATGCAATACAGAATTGACCACCTAGAGAATGCTAAGTCGGATGCTGTTGACTTAATCATTCATCCACCACTTAAGATTAGGGGTGAGGTAGAGCAGTTTGTATGGGGGCCGGGTGAGGCTATCCACCTTGATGAGAACGGTGACGTAGGTGAAGTAAGTAAAAGCCTTGCAGGTATGTTACAGGCAGGTAATGACATACGTGAACTAGAAGACAAGATGGAGCTTTATGCTGGTGCCCCTCGTGAAGCTATGGGTGTGCGTAGTCCGGGTGAGAAGACCGCTTTCGAGGTGGGTCAACTTCAAGCTGCTGCTG